GGGCTGGCGCTGGCGCGGCTGGCGTAATCGTCATAATGAAGTGTGCCTGCGCCACCCTCCCAAAGTACGCCTCGTCCAGAATTAGCAGCATTTATGGCAAGTGTGTAAGCATCATCCTCTGCAGCTTAGTAAGCCTCTAATTCATAAACTCCGGGAGTATCAACATTTGCAACCAAACTGTTTACCAATGCAACATTGGTAGCGTCATAACTGGCCCAAGTTACATCAGTTGGTAAGCCATCCCATGTTAAAGTTGCGCTTAAGTCTGACCATGATTGCAGGAATGCTTCACTAAGGATGTTTAGGATTCTTGTACCATCAAACTCTTTGGCATAGCCAGCCCCACCTACAAGGTGGCGATTAAGTTGTGATAATGGGCCTACAGCAGTGATTGTGTAAATAGCAATTGAGCCATCTGATCCATAAGCCTGCAGGCTGATGTCAATGTCACTAATGATGCCAGTAAATATTGTTTGTGTGCCTGATGTTCCCTTAGCAATAGCCACAGATACTGATTGACTCAATGACAAGTCCAAAGGCTCACTAGCATCAGTCCAAAGGCTAATCGAGGCATAGCCCGGTTGAGGCTGTGTCAATACATCATTACGGCCCATACGGATTGAAATAGAGCTGATTGTCTGGTCAGCGTATGTTGTACCACCATTGAAAGTGACCGTTGGATATGGGTCATATACAACCGTCACAATGTAGCCCCTACAAGGTTGATTGCACCTGTACGGCGTGAGGAGTCTTGAAGTAAGCGCTCAATGCTACGGCGAGCAGACTCACCATCAATGACACCATTCATGATTATGGTAACGCCTTGGCCAGCACCGTTATCTGGGCGGATTGAACCCGAGCCACTTGGTACAAATAGTTCAGGGCCAAACTCTCCAACACGAGTTAACTGGCCAGCCCCTACAGGGCCTCCAGCAGCTCTTGAGGTGTAACCAAGTGCCTTGCCTAAGCGTGAGTCAGCAAACTTAGGGCCTTCACCCGGGTTAATAATAAGAAACTCTAATACAGCGCCACCAATGTCTTTGGCTTTCTTGTAGGCATTAGCAACAGAGTTAATGCCATTAGCAACACTATTAAGGGCATTAGCAATGTTTGTAAGTGTGTCTGTTGATCCCTTGGCATCACTGTCTGTGAGTGTGGCAAACAACTTGCCAAATGCTTCGGCTACATTTCGTAGGGATTCGCCAAGGCTAATGCCTCCAGACTTACCGCCCAAGTCATTAGAAAGCATCTTGACCTTGTTTGATAAACCACTGCTTTCATCCTCTCCACTAAATCCCTTAGCAACTAGGTTTACTTGTTCTAGTAATGATTTAAGGGTTGGCAGGATTGCAACACCGATTGACTCTTTGAGTTCACCAAAGCGCTCTGTGACAATGGCCAACTGGCCTGCATAGGTTTTGGTGTTGGCTTGAGCTGCGCCACCAAATAATCTAACCAATTCACCTTGTACGAGGTTAAAATCGCCAGACTTTTTAATGGCCTCATCTAATGGGATACCTAATTTGGTTAATGCACCTATATTGCCGTTGTAAGCCTTACCAAGGGTCAGCGATACAGTTTCAAGGTCTCTGCCAGTTGCAACACTAATGTCTAAAGCAAGGTTAGTAAGTTCTTGAGCCTTGCCAACATCTCCAGTGGCTCGGGCTAGGTTTGCCAGTGCCGGGCGTAACTTAGTGTCGGCTACGCCAAAGGCTAATTGTTGTTTACTGATGTAAGACTCGGTACTGGCTATTTGGGCATCAGTAGCATCGGTAGTATTTTTAAGGGCTTGCGCTAACTTGATTTGAGACTGTTCATCCTCAATGGCTGCTTGAACACCATCAATGCCAAGTTTGACTGCATAAGCGCCAGCAGCTGCGCCAGCAATTGCAAAAGACTTGGCCATTGCTTTGGAATACTTGCCAACTTTGCTAGAGAAAGACTTAGTGCTGTTATCAGCCTTGTCCATTCCATCTAGAAACTTTTGGACATCAGCAAGTAATGAAAGTTTTAGTGTCCTTGTATCTGCCATTAGCTATACCTCGCCCAATTGTCCATAACGCGGTTTACGGCAGCAAACCAGCGCTTTTTAATTTCAGGTTGCATTCCCTTAAGAGTTGGAAATATCCAGTAACCAGTGTTGCCCCGACCCTCACGAGATGTACGAGGTGGAAAACGATAGCCTCCATTACGAAAAGCATTTAAGTTTCCAAAGGCGTTACGATCGCCACCAAACTCATTACCAAACAATAATTGCCCGGCATTTGCCCCACCTGATGCGCGGCCCTTACCTCCACCTACATAAACGGTAGGTACTCGGTCACGTGCTGGGCGTACAGTACGAGCGACAATAGCAGCTTGTTTTGGATAAATTGGGTGCGCAAAACCTGCTCGCTCAATACCTTGTGCTGTCCAAGCACTTAATGAATAAACGTCATTTTTAAGCTCAAATTGTGCTTCTTTATCCATTTGGTTTAGCGCTTTAAGCAATCCGCGATAATCAGAAAGATCGGGACGGACTGTGATACTGGTTCTAGTTTCAGCCATTATGTCCATTCCTTTCTTTTATCAGCGTTACTGCTGTGTTGATATCTGCGAGCGACCAATCCATCAAATCACTAAGGGGAATACCAGTCGAGATTGCAATCCTGACCAGTAGATCCCTTAGTTCTCTTTTGGGCTTTCGTCAACCACCTCAAAGCCGTCAAACTCATTAGTGACCCATGCTTGTTGACTTGGTAACTTTGTATGCCCACCAGCCTTAGCGGCTTTGTAAAGCATGCAGGTTATGACATCAAGTGAGCCTTGGCTCATCTTTTCAGCTGCTTGCGTGACTGTGTATCCAAGATCTCGCTCGATCTCAATCCAAAGCCAAGTTGACTCATCGCTCACTATGTAGTTGTTGCCCTGTTTTGTAGTTATGTTGTATTGCATAATGGTTGCCCTGTTCTGCTAGTTATGCTCTTGCGACTGTTCCATCCTCAACAACAAAGCTGAGGCTGGTGGTTAGTACGTCAGTGGCAGCGCCACCAACGGTTGGAAATACTGGGAATACGTTGCCAGTGAATGTGTCACCGTTTACATCAAAACTGAATGGCAATGATGTATCTGGTGCAGTGTTGGCTGCATCCCAAAGTGCTGAAATGATGCCTGCACTTGATGTGTCATCTAGGTATAGTTCCACATTTAGTGTGGCTGTCTTGTCTACGGTCTTGTAAGCGCGACCTGATAGCACTTCAAGTACCTGCTGGTTGTTTTCGCGCTCTAGTGTGACGGTTGATGCTTGGTCAGCGTATGACACAGAGTTGATGCTCAAAGTCAGATTCCGACCAGTTATGTATGTTGCTGGCATGACTTGCCTTTCTAGTTGGTTGTGACCATCTCTATGTTGAGTTGGCTGATAAGCATGTCGGCGTTTCCGATTTGCTGGACTGTGGGTTGCGACCATCCACCCAAAAACGAAATGTTATTGGCTAATAGGTCAGTTACTGAAAAGATTAAAGTTTCTAAGTTGGCTAGTGCTGCTCGGTTATCAGCTGCATTGACTATGCAAGTAATGTCAAAGCGCACATTGCAACGAGCGCCACCAATGGCACTAACTGTTATGTAAGGCGATCCCGGGACAAGCACAATGGCAGGCGGTGTGATGTTTTCATTTGGGTATGAGTAAACTACTCGCCCGGCAGCTGCAAGAGTGGCGGCAAGTGAATCACGGTAAGTTGCTAAATTAGCCAAGGTAGCCTCTAGTGTCTAGGTGCTTGCCTAGTAAGCCTGAGACACGAGTAAGCATTGAGCGCCCTAGGCGGTACGGTGCTGGACTTTGGAAGTCAACCCCTTGCTGGCCTAGTGTGCCAGTGCGAGTAATCCAGATGTCGCATGCTACGGCTAAAGCGGCTTCGCGTACCTCTGGAGTTGTGTCGTATTGAGCGGCTTGGCTGGTTAATACTGCTCGGCCATTAGGAATAATTTTGCGCTTGGTAATGTCAGCATTTGTAATAGCAGCTTCAAACCATGTCACTCCGTACTCATCCACGCCAACTTTAGTTACTGTGCGTGAGCCATTAAATGGTGAGCCACATCCAGTAACGGTCAATGCCTGACCTACTACAAATGTGTTGTCGTAGCAGTAAAAGCGAGCAACATTGTTAGTAAGCGCTACGCCGTTGATGGCTACATCATCAAAGATTAAGTAAGACAGGATTATGTTCTCGGCACTGTCTGCAACTGCCTGCACAATTGGATCAGCATAGATGTCACCAATACCAAGTACGGCTTTTAGCTCGCTTAGTGTAATTAGTGCCATCTCAAATCCTTATCTATAGGGGGTGTGTGGGGGGCACAGGGCCGCACCCCCCACACGATTGTTAACTTGATTTAGGTCAAGTTAAAGCGACGTACGCCACCAGCGGTCAAAACGCCAACGGCTAGGTAGCCGTAAAGTGCTGTTTCAATTTCGCCAGTTGTTACTACGTTTGTTGACATACGTAGGATTGGGCTTTCGTAGATTGCAACTGCAGATGGAGTAACAATGAATGCTGACTCATCGATAACAGTTGAAACTGCGTTTGGATCTACGTAAAGGTCAAGTCCAAGCACGTTTCCGCGTAGGGACTGTGGGCCTGCAACTCCACCGTTGTTCTGTGGGTTGTATGCGTTGTAGATTGGGCGACCTGTTGTGTCAGTTGCACCC